GCGCAGCACCGCGCCGTAGGACTCGCGGCGCACGCTCCGGCCCAGCCTTTTCTGCTCGGCGAGATAGGCGGCAAGCCGTGCGTTTGCGGCCTCCAGACAGGGCGCAGCGGCCACGCCGTCAAACAGGTGCAGCTCCGCCTGCACGCGGTAGTCGTTGATGGTTGCAGCCTGCACGGTCACGCGGTCCGCCACCGGCCGCACGCTTTCGTCATTCAGCGCTTTGTCCACTGTATTCAGTAAATCATCGGCTGCCATGCCGTTACCCTCGCGGCTAAGCACGGTAACAAGCACCGTCGCCGGTGACGGGCTGATGGCGGACACGTCCTGCACCCGCCCGTCTGCGCTGCGGGCGTGAAACTCGTAGGCCGCCGTCGGACCGGCTACCGATAAGCCCTCAAACGCTTCCGGCACGCGCACGCGCAGTGCGTCGTCCGATTCCTTCACCGCCTCAACCGGCGGCACGGCGTCCGGGTTGGCCGGGGTGACGGTCAGGCGCTGCACGTTACTGCGCGCGGCAAGCTGGTCAAGGTCGCTGCCGAGCGCGTAAGCCACCATGACGGCCTGCGCCGCCTCGTTGATGCGCTGGCGCAGCAGGATTTCCCGATACACGCTTTCCTGCAGGCACTTCACGACAGGATCGGACTCCAGCGCCAGCACGCGGCGCATGGCGGCCTGTTCGTCCGCAGGATAGAGCGCAATCAGCGCTTCCTTGCGCTCGGCCAGCAGCGTTTCAAAATCCGGCACCTCGATAACTTCCGGTGCGGGCAATTGCGAAAGGTCAATTACTGCCACTGTTCACCCCCGTTGGAACGGACATTGCCAGCGGTGAGCCATCGGCGCGCTGGCCGGTCAGCTCAACCACCATAGAGCCATCAAAGGCGCTGGTAATATTCAATGAGCTGAGGCGGATACGCGGCTCCCAGCGGCTCAGCGCCGTGTACGCCGCCGCCATCACCTGAAGGCGCACCACGTCGTTCTGCGGCTGGTCAATCAGCACCGACAGCAGCGAGCCGTATTCACGACGCCCGATACGGCTGCCTTCCGGGGTGATCAGGATGTCGCGCACGCTCTGGCGAATGTGCTCGGTGTCGGTGATGGCTGCGCCGGTGTCGCGGTTCATGCCGAGATACATCATTGTGGACCTCCGGACGTGTCGCCGCCGGACTTCACGCCGCCGTGTTTGTGCTTATCAACCACCACGCCGTTTGAACTCATATCGCCGCCGCCCTGCGTCACCGCGCCGTTCATCACGGTCTGGCTGTTAATCAGCGTCCGGCTGGCATCAACGCTCAGCTGGTCGGTGATCAGCTGAATCCCGTTGGCGGCCTCAATGCGCACGCTTTTGATGTTCTTAATCAGCAGCTGGCCGGTGTCCGGCTCGTACTGGAACCAGCCGCCGTCGTTAAACACGGTGGTGCTGCCGTTCTCTGAGTAACCGGGCGGCGGGAAGGCGTCGGAATAAATTGCCGGCAGCGCAAACGCGGTTTCGAGATTACCGCCGAGGCTAAGCAGTAGAACCTGCTCGCCGATCGAGGGCTGCCACCACGTGCGGGTATTACCGGCGCGGCAGGTGAGCCAGTTAATCCAGTTGGTTTCAAGGTCGCCCGTTTTCACCCGGCAAAGCCAGTTAACCGGATCCACGGCGGACACGGTGCCGGTGCGGATCAGGTTGGTGATAAGACGCATGATTTCAGCAAGTTTTTCGTTCATGAATTCGATGTTTGCATTCGGGTAAAGATTTGGCATCATCAATGCGTTGTATGAAGGATCACACAATTAGTGGCGGAGATAATACTATGTATATAAAACGTTATAGGGAAATTGAATTCAAAACAGCTGACGACCTATGGGAAGCTCTATCACCAACTCAAAATATTGGATTAAGAGTCCCACACAATCTTATTTATCGAGGGCATGGTAATGCTGACTGGAAACTAACACCTTCAGCACTCAGAAAAGATCACATTGATAAAACCTTTTTTACAGAGAAATTTGAGACACGACTTTCTCAAGCCATCGTCAAAGATGAATTATTTTCCCTTACTCAATTTGTCACCCACTGTGACCGCATAGGAATAAAAATCCCCAACGACTCTCAGCATTTCAGAAGTGAATATTTAGGCTACAATAGCCCTGGAAATACGCCTTGCATACAGGCTCCATCTAAGTGGCCGCCTTCTCAGTTATTGGACTTGATGGCATTATCTCAGCATCACGGCATGCCGACCAGACTCCTAGATTGGACATCACTTGCTTATACCGCCTGTTATTTTGCTGCTAGCTCTGCTGTTTCGAATTACCCTAGCTGGACTGATGAATCTAAAATTGCAATTTGGGTATTGGATACATTAAAAATAACCAGCGAAGACTTTACGCTTGTGTTCCATTCCCCTGGTTCAACTAGCCCAAATTTAGCTGCACAATACGGAAGGTTCACTGTACACCCTCACCATGACTTTTTAAATTCACATGAAGAAATCATCGGCCTTGAAGAAATAATTTCAGAAAGAAGTGAGCCGATATTATTTAAACTTACCTTACCCTCTTTTGAGTGTGCTCGTTTATTGGGATTGTGCTGTATTGCGGGATTCAGTGCAGCTGACATATATCCATCAACTGATGGCGTTGGGCTAGCAGTAAGAGACGATAGAAACATTGTAGCGGCAAGGAACCACTATGGTTACATGGGAAGAAAGATTAGCTTTAATAGCAAAACTGTACTGTGAAATTAATAGCACATTATTCTGCCAGCCAGTGTAGCAAAGTCTTCCGCACTAAATTCTCCGTATCATCATTCACGCCCAGTAATGGGCGTTCTGCATATTTCACTTCAGTGCCACGCCGATTCACCCGATCCCGTAGTCCATAGTGATGCACGCGGACCAGCTTCTGCACGCCGGGCACAAACGCAATTTCTGCCTGATTTGCGTTTGCCTGCGCTTTAAGATACTTCGCCGTTTTCAGCTTCACAAACATCTTGCGGCGAATACGGCCCGGCTTAGTCCGGGCAGTAACGCGACGCGGCTCCCATGCGGTGCCGTCCGGACTGCGCTGGAGCGTAATGTTGTTCTGCTGAATGCGCCGCACGTCACGCGCCACTTCGCGCAGCATCTTCGTGCGCATTGCTGGTTCGAGCTGCGACAGCAGCGCACCCAGCCACTCCTCAACTTCATGCAGTTCAGCCACGGCGCACCGTCCAGCCTTCCCCGGCATCATCCGGCGCTTCCGGCTCCGGCACGGCCTCAACCGACATCACGCCGTCCACTTCCTTCACAATCACACGCTCCGTCAGCTTCAGGTTCATGCTGATGTCGCAGCGGTCATTGCCGAGAATGTCCGCCTCAAAGGTGAAAAGCCGCTCGCGCTCGCTGGCGCTCTGCAGAGCGTCCGGCTGGTTGACGCCGAGCCAGAATAAAACGGGCGCCATCAGCAGATTCTGGTCACCGGTGAAGTCCGTCACCACCACGTTCAGGGTGTAGCGGTACTCCCACGAAATCGACGTGGCGGACGTGGCAACCACCGCGCCGTTATCTACGAACAGGTGAAGGCGGTCCGGGTTGTCGGCGACGTAGGACACGGCTTTATTCAGGGCGTTTCGTAAGGACTGCGGCTTGTTCATCGTCTTTATCCTGACAGCTGATGATGGTGTCTACCTTATCGGCGCAGGCCGCCCAGGCGGCTTCGGTGTCGTCCAGCTGCGCCAGCAGGTCGCCGTTACGGCGCGGTGCGGCTTCGTCCAGGCGGCACGGGGTGATTCGCGGACAGCCACTCACGGTAAGACTGACCTCCGGTGAGGGCCGGACGCTGGCGCAGCCGGATAACAGGATCAGGCAAATCGGCATCAGCCCAGCGACGAAGCTCTTCATTTTCACGTTTCAGTTCCTCAATGGTGCGCTGCCGGTCACGCAGCAGCGTGCCGTTCTGCTCGGCGGCGGCATAAAGCTGCGTCTGCGCCCGGCTGCTGGTCTGCGTCAGAATGTTGAGGGCAAGCAGCTGGCCGTTTTTCTGAGTCAGCTTTTTGCCCTGCGCGGCTAAATCCTTCACCTGCGCGTCGATTTTGTTGTGGGCGGTGCTGAGTCGCCACGACTGCACGCCAAGAGCGGCAATCAGAACAAGCACCACCGCCGCCAGCGTGCGCATCATGCTTTCACTCCTTTGAAGCACCACGCCAGTTCGCGCTGGCGCCGGTTATCCAGCCCCTGATTGAATACGCCCTTTACGTACACCCAGCGCGGCAGCTGATAGCACGCATCGCGCCAGCGTTCCTGTTTAATGAGCGCCACCATGGTCGAGCCACAGGCGTTGCCGGTGCCGACGTTGAACGCCAGCGACACCAGCGCGTCGTATACTGGCTGCGGCATCGAAACCGCAGCGCAGCGCGCCAGTGCCGCCTCAACGCGTAACACGTTGGTGATGAAGTTGCCCGACGCCTGCCGCTCGGTGATGATCCGGCCCGGTACTACGCCGACGGTGTTACCAATGCCGTCGGTCCACTTGCCCGCATCGCACAGGTACGGCTTCAGGCGGCAGCCCTCATAATCGGCGATAAGCTTCAGCCCCTCGACGGAGGTGTGCAGCTGCGGGAAACCCGGCAGCGTCGCCGCAATGGCCAGCACCGCGCCAACGGTACAGCGCTTAACGGTTTGCAGATTCATATTCCTCCCGCGTGATGCGCCCGGCGACCAGCAGCTGATAGGTTTTGCGCTTGTAGTACCAGCTGATGATCGCCATCAGCAGACCGATTAACACCCCGGCCACGGTTG